TGCGTTTCTGAGTTGCATCAACCACCAAAGGAGTTTTTATGACTGCCAAGAAAGTTACCAAGCCTGCCAGCACCGACATTGTCGGAGGGACTCTCCATCGCGGAGAGAAGACTGAGCCTGTTTCTTCTGACTACACCTTCATCGCCTGCGGGCTGATGAACGGCATTAAGTTCGATGACGTTGATAACGGCAACGGCGGAACCAAAGTTATCGAGTTTGACGGTATCAACCATGACCTCCGCGGCAAGGCTGAGGGTATTCTTCTGCCGACTGGCAACGCCGTCATCAAGCGTGTCCTGAAGAAGGATTGGGAGGACATCAAGCGCAAGCACGGCCGCGAGCGCATCTTCACCTCCGTTCCTGCCCTTCTCTTCGAAGTCGCAGGCGGTCAGGCTGAGCTTGACGCGCGTGAGGACGAGGTGAGCGAGATACAGAACGGCCTGTCCCCTGTTGACCCGAAGAAGGTCGCAGGCGTCGAGAAGGCGAAGGCCGGGGAGTAGGCATATGGCAGACGTAACCCTTGACATCGCGAATTTCAGGGAGCACTACCCGAAGTTCGCCGAGGAGAAGGTCACTGACACGCAGATTGAGGATGCATGGCAGTTCGCGTGCTCGATGTGCGGAAGTACCGACAAGGACTCACGCCTGCCGTACATGCCCGCCGCCGAGCCTCCGGTTTATGACCGCAAGATCGCACTGTACCTCATCATGTGCCATGTGCTGACCATCGGCATGTGGGGAGCGGGTCAGGCCGGAGCGATACAGTCCGCGAGCCAGGGCTCTGTTTCAACCTCGTTCCAGCTTCTGCAGGGCAAGACCACGAGTGAAAGCTGGTGGCTGCAGACTCCCTGCGGAGCGCGTTACTGGCAGATGATCAAGCCCCTGCTGATGGGCGGCAGGTTCTACTTCGGCAACAACTTCCATCCGTGGGGCTGACATGTCGAAAGACCTGAACGAGGCAAAGGAGCGGATAAGGCAGAGGATCGCGGAGGAGATGCAGAAGCACCACTCCGCGCTCATCGGCATTACCGACCCGAAGCTCGCCACCATTGCGACATATCAGGAGTTCGGCTGGGTTCAGCGCGTGACGGCAAAACAGCGCGGATGGCTCGGCGCTCATGCCGGATGGGACAAGGCTCCGCAGCCCGGAGCGTCGCTTGTGCTCAAACCAAGGCCGTTCTTTCACTCAACCGTGATGGCGAAGCACAAAAAGTGGTTCCAGATTGCCCGCCGCGCTCCGCTCGTGATGGGCATTCCTGACACCGAGAAGCTCCTCGCGCTTGTCGGCGCGGAGATGGTTGCCGACGTACAGCAGACCATCAAGGACGGCGGTAACGAGTACGCGACATTCGAGGAGCGGCATCCGCTCACGATGGCAATCTATGCACAGCGCGCGCAGGGGCATCAGACCGACGGCACTGGCGGTATCAGCATCGGCAAGCCCCTGTTCCTGACCGGACGCATGTTCGCGTCAATCCATTTCGAGATCATTGAGGAGGAGCCTGCATGAGCCTGAACCTGCATGACATTGTAAGAGGCGCAGTTACATCAGTCCTCGATGATGAGGATGTCTACCTTGTGCAGTCCATCGGACAGGAGTCTGACTGGGGTCGCGTTACCGCGAAGTACGCGCCTGCCGAACTGGTAAAGGCTCAGGTGCAGACGCTCTCAGGCGATGACCTGACCGTCTTGGCAGAAACCGAGCGGACGGAGCGCGACCGGAAGTTCTACCTGTACAGCGATACCGCCTCCGGTCAGACGCCTGCCGGAAACGTGAGGATCCTCGGAAGAACGGGCGATTTCCTGTACAGAAAACAGGCGGGGACATGGTGGCTGGTGTATAATGTAACCGAGGAGTTTACATCAGCCGGGTGGGTCTGCGTCCTTGCTTCCGAACAGCAGGAAGTTCCGCCTGAGGTGTCTGCCGCCATTCCTGAGGAGACGAACGATGATTGACATTCCGCGTCTTGTCTGCCAGTTCGTCCATGAGTTCGCCAAGGGCGACGGCGTGCCGCAGTATTCAGGGCGGCAGATTGTCCAGGGGTTCCAGAACATGGCGAACCCGCCATGCAGGACCCATGAGTTCTGTACCGTCTCGCTCCTCAACTCAATCCGCCATGGCACTGGCTGGCATCATTGGACAAATGAGAAAACCAGTGATCCTGAACCCTTTGAACAGCACCTCGAGGCCGTCGTTGAGCACGTGGTGCAGGTTGACATGTGCTCCGCGGAGCCTTACGTACTGCCGCAGGTGACCGCAGAGCGCGCGCAGATCCTGCAGCTTGTCGCGGGCTCGAACATCGCGACGGAGTATTTCGAGAACGCGACCGGCGGGAAGCTCACCTGTCTCTATGCCGAGGACGCTCAGGATCTCGCGGGCTTCGACGAGACCAAATCCTACACGCGCCGGTACATGCTCCGCCTGCATCTCGCGGAGAAGTATGATGCGCATTTCGCGAACGACTATTTCACCAAGATTGACATAAAGCCCATGGCTCTTGACGGCTCAGACCGGACGGAACCGGGGGCTATCCACTACGGCGAGGTTGACACCATTACCCGTAATCTGACAACTAACAAGGAGAACTAAATGGCTATTCCTGCTTCTGAACTCGTAAGAGTCCAGCCGCGAGTCCTCGCCGGAACCGGTCAGGATCTCGCTTTCAACGGCCTCTTCCTGACCGAGAACGCGCTTGCTCCGGTCGGAACCCTGCTCACCTTCCGCGACGCTGCCAGCGTCTCGGAGTACTTCGGCTCAGTCTCCAATGAGGCAAAGGCCGCCGCGGTCTATTTCGGAGGCTATAACAATTCCTTCCTGAAGCCGACTGCACTGTACATGTGGCGTTCCCACAAGAACGCCAGCGCGCCTTTTGTGCGCTCCGCGGCTTTCAGCTCCGCGAAAGTCAAGACCCTGCTTGATGACCTGAAGGGCAT